AGAATGTTGAATTTGCAAAACATCACGAGGATGAAGAAAAAGAAGGCGAAGAAATGGAAATGACTGAGGAATCAAGACCTTACCATGATGAAGATAAAGAAGAAAAAGAAAGGAAAGTTGTTAATTTAAAAGTTAATTACAGAACTGTTGATCTTACAAAAGCACATCATATTGACGAGGAAAAAAGATTGGTTCGTGTAGGCGTTTCTAGTGAAGAGCCTGTAGAAAGAAGTTTTGGAATGGAAGTTCTAGGACACTCTGCTGAAGATATAAACATGGAGTTTATGGAATCAGGAAGAGCACCACTTTTGTTAGATCACGATATGACTAAGCAAATTGGTGTTATTGAAGAATTTAAACTCGATCAGACTGCTAACAGGACTATAGCAGTAGTCAGATTTGGTCGATCTGCCTTAGCTGAAGAAGTTTTTAGAGATGTACTTGATGGTATACGCATGAATATCAGCGTAGGCTATCGAGTTGATAAATTAACAAGAATGAAAGACAAAGACGAGGATTACTACAGAGCTAGTTGGACACCTCTTGAAGTTTCAAGTGTAAGTGTACCTGCGGATCAAAGTAGGCTTGTTGGCGTTGGTCGTTCAAAACAAATTGCTGAAAAAGCAAAGGTACAAATTATGTCAAACGAAAAACAAGAAATTAATCTTGATGAAGTTAGATCAGAGAGTGCTGAAGCTGCTAAAAAAGAATTTGCAAGAAACTCAAAAGAGATTATTGATTTAGCTGTTAAGCACAACAAAAGAGATTTAGCACATCAAGCTATTTCTGAAGGCAAATCTGTTGAAGAATTTAGAGGTATTTTATTAGACAACATTTCTAATGATACTCCTTTAGAAACTCCAAAAGATATTGGTCTTACAGAAAAAGAAACAAAAAGATTTAGCATTATGAGAGCAATCAATGCAATGGCTAATCCTACAGATAGGAAAGCTCAAGAAAATGCTAAATTTGAATTTGAAGCTTCTGAAGCTGCACAAAGATCATATGGGCAAACTGCTCAAGGTATTATGCTTCCAGATGAAGTTTTAAGAAATTGGAATCAAAGAGATTTATCTGCTGGTTCAGATGGCGACCTTATTGGTCAAGATTACAGAGCAGGTGATTTCATTGATGTTCTAAGAAATAACTCAGCAGTTATGCCACTAGCAACTATGTTAAATGGTCTATCTGGCGATGTTAAGATTCCTAGAAAAACTGCTGCTGCTTCTGCTGCTTTTATTAGCTCAGAAGGCGGAGCTGCTGGTGAATCTGAATTAACAGTTGGTAATGTAAGTATGTCTCCTAAATCATTAGGTGCGTTTACAGACATTACTAGACAACTTATGATTCAATCATCAATCGATGTTGAAAATCTAGTTAGAAACGATTTAGCTGCTTCAATGGCTATTGCTATTGATGATGCTGCATTAGAAGGTTCTGGCTCTTCTGGGAATCCAACAGGGATAACCAACACAAGCGGAATTAACACAGTATCACTTTCAAGTGCTGCTGCTCCAACCTTTAGTGAGATGGTGCAGATGGAAACAGCAGTCAGAGTGGATAACGCATTACTTGGCGATCTAGCTTATATTGTGCATCCAACTAACTATGGCACATTGAAAACAACTGAAAAAGCAACCAACACAGCACAATTTGTTGCTGTTAATGACGAGATCAATGGCTACAGAGCAGTTGTGTCTCCACAGTTAACTGCAAACAATTATGTGTTTGGTAACTTTAACGATTTACTTGTAGGAATGTTTGGAGGGTTGGACATAACAGTTGATCCTTTCAGTCAGTCAAGCACAGGTACAGTTAGAATTGTTGCTTTACAATCAGTTGATGTAGCTGTTAGACACGCTGTGTCTTTCTGTGCTGCTTCATAATTGAGTGGTTTTAACAACTAACAAAATGGGTGGCTTAATTGCCACCCAACTTAGAAAAGGTGGGTATATGAAATATTTAATACTAAGCGACACAGTTGCTAATAAAGAAAAGGTAAAAGCAGGTGATGTGGTTGAACTTCCTGTTGATGAAGGAAGATCATTGGTTGGTTATGGTAAAGCTGAAGAATACAAAGGCAAGCCAAAAAAAGAAACTAATAGAAGCGTAGGATTAGAAAAATCTGAAACTCCTAAACCTAAGAAAAGAAGTAAAAAATAATGCCATTAGAGAGTGCTGCTGATTTTTCAAGCTATGTAGAAACCACAACAGGTCATGGTGTTACAGGTACTTTTATTGAAAAACAGCAGAACTTCTTTGATGATTTTCCATTGATAGATACTATGAGTTTCATTGATGATGGTAATACAAGCGTTATCAATTTAATTATAGATCAGGAATATTTTGGTATCGGTGGCGGTACTGTTGATGTAGATGGTTTTGAACCAAGAGCAGTAGTCAAAGCTACAGATGTACCATTTATATCGCAAAACGATGAATTAAGAGTAGATGCTATAACAACAGATCAGGGAAATACACTTGTTGCAGCAACTACATTTTTAGTAAAAACAGTTGAGCCTGATAATACAGGTTTGGTTTCATTGGTGTTACAGAAACAATGAGCCAATTTAGATTAGAAACAGAAGCAGATATGCTCAATTATTTAGATAAAGATTATGGTCATGGTGTAGGAGCAACTTATACAAGAAGCGGTACTGCTTCATCTATAAGTGTTATTTTGAACAATGAATTTATATTGCAAGACGAGGGTATTGGGTTGGAAGCTCTAAAACCAGTAGCTCATGCAAGAAGTGTTGATGTACCAAACGCATCTTTTGGTGATTTATTAAATGTAGAAGCAATAAAAGATGTTGATGGCAATACTTTAAAAGCTGCTCAAAACTACACTATTGTCAATGTGCAAAAAGATAGAACAGGTTTTACAGAATTGATACTGGAAGAAGTGTAATGGCAAATCATGTAAGACAACAGATTAGAGAATACTTTGGAACTAATCTAAATAATTTAACAACAACAGGAACAAGAGTGCATGAATCTAGGGTATATCCTTTAGATACTTTGCCTGCATTAGTAATTTACACAAAATCAGAAACATCCGAACCATTAGTTATGCATACTGATAGAGTTATGCAAAGAGATTTAAGCGTAGTAGTAGAAGGTTATGCTAAAGGAACTTCGAACTTTGATGATACTATTGATACAATATGCAAAGAAGTTGAAGAAGCTATTGCTGCTGATACGACATTAGGTGGACTTGCTAAAGACACTTTTTTAGAATCAACAGAAATAGAGTTCAATGCGGAAGGCGAACAACCAATGGGTTTTGTTTCGCTTACATTTTTAACAAAATACTATGTTCAGGAAACCAATCCTGATGTAGCAGTTTAAAGAGGAAAAATTATGAAATTAATTAGTCCAAATGGTAAAAGTTCTATAGATGCTCACCCTGATAGTGTTGAGTATTTGTTGAGTAAGGGTTGGAAAGAAGAAGCAATCCCATCGAAAGATAAAGTTAAATCTTCTTCTAAAAGTAAAAACGAGGAATAACTATGGCAACTCACTTAGGTAAAGAAGGTACTGTACAAGTTGGTTCTAACGCTATTGCTGAAATCAGAAGTTTTAGTATTGATGAATCTATTGATGTGGTTGAAGATACATCAATGGGTGATTCGTCAAAGACTTATTTAGCTTCAATTAAAGACTTTAGTGGATCAGTTGATGTTTTGTATGATGAAACTGATACTAACGGACAAACAGCTTTATCTGTAGGTTCATCTGTAACACTTAATTTTGCTCCTGAAGGAACAGATAGTGGCGATGTAAAACTTACAGGCACAGCGATTGTTACAGGTAAATCTGTATCATCTTCTTTTGATGGTTTAGTAGAATCTACTATTACTGTTCAAGGAACAGGTGGCTTAACAACAGGCACTTATTAATGTCAGTTATAGATAAAGCCAAACAACATTTTAGCGGTCAAGAGATCACTAAGATTGAAGTTCCTGAATGGGGAGATGAAAATGAGCCTTTATATATTTACAGTAAGCCATTATCACTAGGCGAAACCTCTAAGTTATATAAACTTAGCAGAGAGGATGATCTTACGATGATGGCTTATGTGCTAATTTATAAAGCTCTTGATGCCGATGGCAATAAGCTATTTGACATTGGTAATAAGAATGATCTGCTTAACAATGTAGATAGAGAAGTATTGATGCGTGTAGCACAACAAATAATGGGTCAAGAGCCTATTGAGGATGTCAAAAAAAAGTAAAAAAAGATACTAATTTGTTTTTCCAATATGCACTAGCAGAAAAACTAGGCAAGACATTACAAGAATTGCAAAGTATTAGTATCGAAGAGTATCAAGGTTGGATTGCATACTTTGAATTAAAAGAAGAAGAGAGCAAGAAGTAATGGCAAAGAGACAAGTAAAATTTGAACTTTCAGCAGTAGATAGAACTAAAGCTGCTTTTAATTCTGTAACTAAAGGATTAAAAGGCGTTGGTTCTGCTTCAGCTAGTGCTGCAAAAGGCGTAGTAGGTGTTGGGTTAGCTGCAACAGCAACAGCAGGTGCTTTAGCTTTAGTTGTAAACAAATCTTTTGAGTTTATTGATGCCATTGGTAAAACTGCAACCAGAACAGGGATTACCACTTCTGCAATTCAAGCTTTTCATTTAGCTGCTAGAGAATCAGGAACTAACATAGAAGGTGCGAACAAAGCACTAGAGAAATTTGCTAGATCGGTTGGTGATGCTCAAAGAGGTCTTAAGACCATGAAAGATATTTTCAAAGCTCTTGGCGTAGAACTTGAAACTACAGATGGTCATTTCAAATCTACAGATACTTTATTAGAAGAAGTAGCAATTGGTATAAGTGGTCTTGGAAGTCAAACACAAAAAGCAACAGCACTAGCTAACTTGTTTGGTCGACAAGGTATTTTACTTACAAATGCTCTTGAAGATTTAGCAACAAGAGGAATGGACGGATTTATAGATCGAGCCGAAAGTCTTGGTTTAATTCTTGATACAAAAGTTATAAGAAGAACTGAAGCTTTTAATGATGCTATTGGTGTTTTATCAATGCAAGTAAAAGCTATAAGAGATAATATTGCAGTAGCCTTTTTACCTGTTCTTGAAAGGATGCAAGAAAAAATTGCAGAAGTTTTTATGCGTATTAAAAAAGAAGCAGGTGGTTTTGATGAATTGGGTGTAAGAATTGCAAATTCAATTATTACAGGTCTAGCAGGTGCTATTAAAGCTATTGGTGAATTACAGTTATCATTGGCAACACTAGCTGCTAACTTAGATATTATTTTACCTTCCATAACATTAAAGTTTGCAGATTTTGGCTTAGAGCTACTAAAACTCTTACCTGCTGCAAGAGGATTAGCAACTGTTACAGAAATAAAATTAATTAAATCTCAAGCAGAACTAGCTTTAAAATTACAGGATTCAGTTAAAGGAAGTGAAGATTTTAGAAATAAAACAGTAGAGGTAGCAAATACTTTACTAGGTTTGCTTATTACACTAGATGATGTAACAGATTCAAATGAAAATTTAACTGAAAGCTTGATTTCTGCTAATAACGAACTTGATAGAACAAATCCAATAAATGCATATATAGATTCAATAAATCATTTATCAACAGCATTAGACACTTTAGCTGTAAACTCTATGAAAAAATTTGAAGATGCTATTATAGATGGTTTACGAGAAGGCAAGTTAAGATTTAAAGATTTTGCAGATTATGTTGTAGAGCAGCTTTTGCGTATTGCTATTCAGCAGCTAATCACACAGCAAATTATAAATCCATTTAGAGATTTTTTAGGTGGTTTAGATTTTTCTACACCGCAACCATCTACTCTAAATCCAACAGCAGGTGGTAATACAAATTATCTTTATGAAGGCGGAGGTTATACAGGCATGGGTGTAAGAGCAGGTGGTATAGATGGGCGTGGTGGCTTCCCTGCAATATTACATCCAAACGAAACAGTTATAGATCATACGAAAGGACAAGGCATGGGTGCTTCTGTAAACTTTAATATATCTACAGTAGATGCAGCAGGTTTTGATGAACTGCTTGCAAAAAGAAAAAACATGATTATAAGCATGGTCAATCAAGCTTATAACTCAAGAGGTAAAATGGGAATAGCATAATGTCAGGTACTTTTCCAACAACCATAAAACCTAGTAGTCTATCATTGCAAGACAATAGACCTAATTTATTAAATCAATCTGTATCTGGTAAAAGAGTTACTAGAAAATATGGATCACAATTTTTTACTTTGGATATTACATTACCACCTTTATCAAAAGATGATGCGATGGATGTTTTTGCTTTTCTTAAAAAACAGCAAAACTCTTTTGATAAATTTGATTACACATATCCAATAACAAACAGAGGTGCTAATAGAACGCAAACAGATATTGTGGTAAATGGATCGCATAGTGTAGGAGATTCAACAATAGCATTGTCAGGATTTGATGCATCAACAACCGATGTTCTCAAAGCAGGTGATATTATTAAGTTTGCAAATCACGATAAGGTTTATATGCTTGAATCTGATTTAGATTCAGACGGAAGCGGTAATGGTACTGCAACAATATCACCAAGTATAATAGCCACATTAGCAAACAGCGAAGCAGTAACAGTTGACCAACCAAATTTTAAGGTGTATCTAAATAGTGATGTTTTATATACAACGGATACTTCAGGATTATTTGTTATAAACTTTTCATTGCGTGAGTGCATTGAATAATGTCAAGAAGTTTAAGCTCAACTTTACTCACGCAATTAGCAAATCCTACTAATACATTTTGTTTTCTACTAGAAATTAATACATCTACAGTTTTTAGATTAACTGATAATCAGTTTGATGTAACTTACGATTCCAATACTTATACATCTTCTGGTGAAATAATATCAGTAAGCACAACACCAGAAACAGGAGAACTTAAAGTAGAAGAAACATCTATAGAGTTATCAAATATAAATTCGACATTCATATCGGTTTTTGATGATGAAAATTATATAGATGATGCTGTAAATATATATCTTGGTTTTTTTGATAGCAATGATTCTTTTATTGATGCCTTTACCTATTTTTCAGGAAATATAAAAAATGTAGAAGTAAGCGAATCAAATACTGATTCAACAATTATATTGACTTGCTCAAATCATTGGGCAAATTGGAATTTAAAAAAAGGTAGACACTTTACTGATGAATCACAACAAAGGGCATTTTTAAATGATAAAGGTTTAGAATTTGCACATATAACAAGACAAAACATTAGGTGGGGTTCTTAATGATTGATCCTGCAACAATATACAGAGCATTACAAATTATAGTAGGTATATTGACTGTTTATACAGGCGTTAAAAATTTTAGATTAGCACAAAAACTCAAAAGACAAGGACAAGACATACTTGCAACAAAAATAGCTGATGGTGGCAAGATACCAATTATTTATGGAAGAAGAAGAGTTGGCTCAACCTTGCTTTATATGGATACAGATTCAGGCAACTCAAGAGAATTGTTTGTTGTGTATGGCTTATGTCTGGGTGAGATAGATTCAATTGAGCTTGATACCATTGAAATTAATGGCACGCCTATTTCTGATACAAGTGTTTTTAGAGATGGTTATTACACAGGATCAGACAAAATCAGTAGTGGAGCAGGATCATTAAACACAGCAAGTCAACTTGGTAATGTGCAAGTTAAAGTTAAAAATGGTAGAAGTGGTGATGATCCTACAAAAAGATATAGAATGGTATTTAATGCTCATCATGGAGCAGACGATCAAACTGCTGATCCTATGCTTAATGCATCACAAACTAAATGGACAAGTAATCATAGGTTAAAAGGTATTGCTTACATAGCTGCTTCTTTTGAATATGATTCAAAGGGTATGTTTACATCTACTCCTGAACTAACAGTAGTTGTAAAAGGAAGAAAGCTTTACGATCCAAGAAAAGATGGCTCTATATCTGGCGGTTCAGGATCACATAGAATTGATGATAAGACGACTTATGAGTGGTCAAATAACGCTGTTTTACCATTGTTAGATTATATGCATCAAGATCATGGTAAAGGTCTAGCAGCTTCTTTAATTGATCTACAATCATTTCAAACAGCAGCAAATACAGCAGATACCATTGTTAATGTACCAGATTATGCAGGCTCTTATTCTGCTGCAACTTTTACAGCACTCAATGGTGATAATTTTATAGATGTTGATGAGACAACATGGAGCAAGCTAAAAGGTAATGAAAAAATATCTGTAAAAGATAGTAGTGGCACAATAATTCTTAATAGAGCAAATATATTAGATGTGCAACGCAATACTCCTCATTCTGGCACAACAAGTTATAGAGTTTTTATTGATGATACGCCTGATGAAAAAATAAGCAAAAGTGTAACTTTTTCCGCAACAAATGGAGATGCCACGATTACTGCAACTTGTACAAGTCATGGTGCAAGTGTTAATGATAGAGTTCTGTTTGCAGGTGCAACAAGTTTGGGTGGAAATATTACAGATGTTGTTTTAAATAAACTATACACAATAACAACAGTTGCAGATGCAAATACATTTACCTTTGAAGCAACAAACTTAGATGGTACAACTGCAACAGCAAACTCTTCTGATACAGGTAATGGTGGCGGTTCTGCTGTTGCAAAATTTTTATATGAAGATGAAACAGGAACAGTCTTAGCAGAAGTAACACGATTTGAGTGCAATGGTTTAGTTGATACTAATGAAACTGTTTTAGAAAACGCAAGAGAGTTGCTTGCAAATGTAAGAGGTTTTTTAAATTATGTAGATGGTAAATATTCAATATTAATAGAAGATACAGGATCATCAACATTTAGTATTACAGAAGATCATATCTTAAATTTAGGTATAAAAATAAGATATGAAGATAAAGCAGAAAAACTTAACAAAGTTGTTGTCCAATTTTTTAATGCACAAAAGAAATTTGAAGCTGATACAAAAACTGCTTTTCATAATGACAATGCAACCACATTTAAAAATGATGATGGTGGTGAAGAGTTAGAAACAACTGCTGAATTTCCATATATTACAAATCCATATATTGCTTTTAATATGGCAAAAACAATTCTAAACAGAAGCAGAAATCAAAAAACTATAACCTTTGTAGGTACTCCTAGACTATACAATTTAGTTGCAGGTGATGTTGTTGATATTACCTATTCGCCATATAACCTATCAAGTGCTTTATATAGGATTGAAGCTGTAAACCTTTTAGAAAATGGTTTAGTAAATATACAAATGCTTGAATATCTTGACATATATTCTTGGGATGCTAATGCACCAACAGAAAATGTTGGTGATGAAACAAGATTACCTACAGGCACAGAAACTTCTAAAGTTACATCTCTTGCTTTTACAGATACCAACGCAAGTGCAACAGGGAGACCTTTTTTATCTTGGACAAATCCAACAGATTACCCATCAAAAGAATTCAGAGTATCAATTGTCGATTCAAGTGGTAATGAGGTGCATAATAGAATTGTTAGTGATAGCAAGATTGATCTTAATTTTATTAAAACAGCATCAAACTATGTAGCTTCTGTAACTACAATAAATACTATTGGAGCAGAATCAGAATCAACTGATTTAACTTTTACTGTTTCTGATGAGCCAATAAAAGCAGTCGATATACAAGCAGGCACAATAACTGCTGATAGGTTGAATGTTACGGACTTAGCTTTAGATTTTACTGCTGCTACTGTTTCAGGTTCAACGATAGGATCATTTCAAAACAACACTATGCGATTGAAAAAAGTTGCAGACTTGGGTACAGCAACAGGTATCTATCATATATATTGTAGAGTTTTTGGTGGTAATGGTGAGGTAAAAACATTATCTATTGTTGCAGGTGATGGTACTTATGGCACAGGATCAAGCTTTGAGTTAAGAGATGATTTTGCTTATAGTGATGGTTCAACACCAACAATACCTACAGCAGATGAAGGTTCTGCTCAATATCACTCTGGACAAACACAATTCTTTTCAGCAATAGATAGATTTGATAGCACTAATGAAATGGTGCAAAAAGATTTTATTGTCAGAAAAGTAAGCAATACGAGTAGAACATTAAGGTTATATGTACTTGCTCAAGGAGATGGTAACAATAAACAACTAAGTAATGTTCAGTATGGTTTTTATAGATTCTCGGAGATTTGATGCCAATACATAATTTTGATTATAGCTATAAGTACAACAGCATGAAAACAATG